AAGTCAACCAAGCAATCAGAATCAACAACAGAATCAGCAACAAAACTCTTCTCAGAATATGATGGCGATGTTATAAGGTTATAATTAAACGAGGCTAATAATGCCTCTAAAAAAATGGGGTGTATTATGGGCGGTCAACGAATTGATGATCATTCCTTTTGGGCAGGCAAAGGGGCAAATGGCTCTGTATTCCCAATGGGTGCAAAGACTAAAAACGAATCTAGCGCCGAAGGTGCTGGTGCAGTTTCTAAGTATGAAGATACCACAGAGACAATCAAGTCTCAGCAACAAATGGGTATTAGCAAAGCTAAAGCTCATCCGATGAAGCCTGGATATCGTAATTAATTTTGGGTTATCAAACAGCTGAGTGAGATCCACTCGGAATGTGATTATAAATACGCCCTCTCGGTTTTTGGTGACACTGGGTAGGAACCATCTTTAAAGAGGAAATCATGAAAAGAAATAAAGAACAGATAAATGCTAAATCTGGTTTCAAAGATCCTATTGCTCTAAAAGAGCAAAGAGAACTAGACCAACCAGTTGATGGAAAGAAATCTCCCTGGGATTTTCGTTGCCCTCAATATGATCAAAGATCTAGCAATTTCGTTAATGCTGGAACTCATTACGGTGTTGGTAGAACACAGCCCGTCGGTCATGAAGGAAATCCTAAAGACAAAGTCGATGTACTTCCTTTTGGAAGACCAACAACAATGAGAGTAGATGATAGAGGATAAAATAAACCATATAGATTCTGATGTGATTATAACAAATTGCCAATTTGGAGAATGTAAATCACTATTAGAATTATGCCCCGGTTATTTTCCTTGGACAACAGATCATTTAATCTGTCCAGAATGTGGATCAACATATATTCAGGAAATTCATGGCTATAGCATTTCAAGCAAATCAACCTAATCGCACTCAACCTAAACACAAAAAGAATGAGTTTGCCCACACAGCAAATACTAAATATGGAATGGGTGATAACTATGGGACTGGTATTCGTCAGAAACTAGGAAGAGTAAGAGACGATAGCGTTGGAATGGCAAGTCTATCTAAGAAACAACTTAGAACTCCTCCGAAATCGGTTGTTTAATTTATATTCATCCAATGCGTAATTTCATCATCATTTATATATTCATCTAATGTTGGATGCCACCAATGGGGGGTACCTATTATTGGCGCAAATAAATATATTGCCTTTGAAACTTTATCATTTATTTTCACGTAAAAAACATTAGACTCTTCAGGTGTATTTTTAGATGTTGAAATCCATTTGTCAGAATCTATATCACAATCAATCTCCTTCTCTATTTCATCCTTCATGAATAATCTAATTACTTTAAGTCTTCTTGGAGACATATTTTGACCTTACTCCTTCTTCAATCCTATTTCTTTCCTGGATTAATTCTAAATCGACCTCTTTCTGAATGTGAATTTCAAAATAATCTCTCATTCTCTTTTTTGATAAATTTAGATTTTTCACACCTTCTTCAGTATCTAAATCAGGAATTTTAGCATCTATAAAACCTCTCCCACATCCTGAACACATAGGACATTCTCCAGGATCTTTACTCAATATTCCATTCTCATCAAAATGAAAGAAGCTTGAATCATATTCTTTTTTAAATTCCTCTATAGTTTTCTTTTGTGAAAAAGGTGAATTGTCGATAAATCTCTTATCATTACTCATATAGTCTACCCATCATTTTGTCATTTCTAGCATTGAATGATATCGCCATATAAATTTCTTTAGCCATTTCTTCGCTTACATCATCATCTTCGACTCTTTCCAACTTACCCTTATTATTCCTAAAATCATGTATGCTTTCGCACACAATTTGATTCTCTGTTAGGTTATCCTTAATGTATTGTCCCCACATACTTCGATCAGGAATAATCCACATTATCTTGATATGATCAAATGAAGGATAATATTTAAATAGCATAGAGTTTTCTTGTGCTGTAGGCTTTGTAAGTCTTGGAGCCCATATCAATCTATGCGTTGGAACCTGCTCTATCTTTGAATATTTTCTTTTATAACCAATGTTAACCAAACTGTCTTGTAAATCCTGATTATAAATAGAGATTTTTTCATCTTCACCGATTTCTCTTTTGTGTGCGAATATATAAAATGGATGCGATCCGAACTCATTTGGCCTTGATTTAATGCAATCTTGACAACCCTTAGAGATATAATCCGACTGTTTCTTGAATTGTAAGAGCCTATCGTGAGCATCTAGGATATTAACTTTCATTTATTATTTCCTTTGGAAGATTTGGAAGTGGTAGATAATATAAAACATCATAGATATGATCGCCTTGTAAGTCAAAAAACCCCCATTCTTTTTTGTAAATAACGTGATCTTCTGTTACGTTTTCACAGATCTCTTCATATTTCCATGTAGCCCATCTCATTTTCTTTTCATCATTTGATTTAAGTATGATTTTACCTGCCTTATTTGATGAATAATCGTCTAAATATATATCCTTTTTTTTAGAATGAGAAAATACAACGTAAATTCCAGTACATAACGGGGGAGTAGTCGAAAAATTAATCCATTTATATTTACTCATTCATTGCCTTTAATATTAATAAAGATTTTAATACCTAACAACCAACGTATCTCAGCGTAAAGGAGATTTTTTACTATGACAGAAAATCAAGTTGCAAATCAAGCACAAGATTCACGATCTAATGACAAGGAATTAAATTTCAGAGCATTGGAAGCAAAATATAGAAGAGAGCTTGAGCAAGAGCGAGCAGCAAGAGAACAAGCAGAAAGAAAGGCACAGGAACTATCAACAAGAAACGTTCCTGAAGTTGACGATTCAGATGATGAGCCATATGTTAATGATAAGAAATTGAATAGAAAACTATCAGACTTTGAAAAAAGAATGGAAGAGCGTATTGAAAAAAAAGCAGAAGAGAAAGCCTATTCAATGATGAAGCAAGATAAGCAAGAAACATGGCTTAGACAGAATTCAGATTTCTATGATGTAATGCAACATGCAGAGAAATTTGCTCAAAGAGACCCAGAATTAGCAGAGACAATATTGCAAATGCCGGAAGGTTTTGAAAGACAGAAATTAGTCTACAAGACTATTAAATCAATGGGTATTCACAAACCAGAAGAAAGACAACCGACCATTCAAGATAAGATTGATGCTAATAAGCGTAGTCCTTATTACCAACCAACTGGAATTGGAACCTCTCCTTATATGTCGCAAGGTAATTTCTCTCCTACAGGACAGAAAGAGGCTTATGCTAAGATGAAAGAACTTCAGAATAGACTAAGAGGATAATTAATCCCTCATTTCTACAATGAGAATCCTACGGGTTCAGGCTCGTAGGACTTTCAATGTAAATCCGCTTTACATTGAAATCAAATAATTGCTATAAAGAAATTTCGCAAGTCCTGCGTTATGGACAAATCAGCGTAAGAAAGCATCGCACCTTTCATCAAGATATGATCGAAAATACGCGTAGTTAGGTTCGCATACCGATCATCATATCATATTAATCTCATTTAATGAGGTTATCATGCAGATTACCAATACAGGGAATTTAGGCCCTATGATTTTGCAGAGCTTAGCTCCGGCGATGTTATATGTTCCTACGCCCACAATGAATTACATTACTATCTGTGACAAAGTTTCTATGCCTGCTAATGGCGGAACTACTTGCAGATTTATGCGCCCACGCGCACTACAACCTCCAACGATTCAACTTGGTAACTCGGGAATTGACCCCCCAGCTCAAGTTCCTCAGAGGGATATCATAGATGCACAAATGGCATTCTTCGGTAATTATGCCAGTGCCGAAGATGACTTGTCTCAATATAGACTGGCTGCATAATCAACGAGCAAGTTATCCTGCAAGACCAAGAAGGAGTCTTGGCATGGGTATCTGAAAGACTCGCTGTTGCAATGAGACAAGCCGAGGATTAAGATTAAGTCCTCGATAAACCTTTTCTGATTGACTTGGAAGTCTAAGTTGAATCAGATTTGTGTCATAATTAATATGATACAAATATGAGTCAATATGACGACAGGGGGCAAGATTATGAATGATCAAATTATGAAACATTTTGAAATGAAACTTTTATGGGAAAATAAAAGGATCATGAATGAAAAAGGTGATATAATTGATGTTTATATTCAGCCTGAGAGAACAAGCGAAAAGGATCAATCATCTGGAAAAACCGGAAAGTTGATATGCGATGTTCCGAACACTCCAACGAAAGGGAGTGAATCTAGCAGAAATGACTAGGTCACGTCGAAAGACGGGGTAACAGGTTGTTAATTTTACGTGATTACATCGTCTCCGCAGCGTCAGAAATCAACGCAGGGGGTGGTTCTAATGCTGATAATCCCACAAATTTGGGTGTATCAGATTTTAGTTTAGTTGCTACGACTTTGGATACTAACAATGCCTACAAATTTATGTCAGGTATTGAAGGAATGGATAGATTCGGTAAAGTGTGTGCCGAATTAAAACTTTGGGTAATTGACTTGGAGTGCCTTGCTGCATGATAAAAGAAAAATTCGCTCTAATTGGTGGAGATATACATAAACTAATTAGAATAAAGAAATATGACCAGTGGGATAAATATTCTTGGAGAGTTCATTATAAAGGAAATTTATATTTTGTTCCTGTAAAAGATGAATGCAAACATGATTTTGAACCTAAAACAACTGGTTATATTCGAAGAAGAGTTTTTAATAATAAAATGTAGAAGGTTAACAAGGGGCAAGATTATGAAAGAAGAATTGATAGATTATGTAATGGGAAAAGCTGATCAATATTATTCGGATGATTTCCCTATATATTCTATAGAAGTATGGATAAGAGAATTCTTTGATCAATATCAGCCTGAGAGATCAAACCCTGAAGAAGCTAGAAAACCATTAAAAGAAGATATAATAAAACTTTTAGATAGAAAGTTTATAAATTCTCCAAAAACTAGCTTATGCGATGATCCGAACTCGGAATATAAATAAAATCCGAGAAGTAGGCAGAAATGACCTACTCGCCTCTATGAGGTGGTAACAGAATTGACAGGCCCAGTAAGAAGTGCATACTTCATGTTGTCTAATACAGAATTGCAGACAGATTTCGACGCCTTGACTGGTAGCGGATTCTTGTCTCAATGGAACTATCCTACAAATGCGAGCGCATTGACTTCAGAATACGGTTCTGTATTTAACATCCGTATTTTGACAAGCTCTGAGGCTCCTGTAGCTCGTGGTGCTAGTGCTAATGGTAACGACGTGTATTACAATACAGTTGTTGGAAAACAAGCCGTTACGCATATTAACCAAGATGGTTATAGCATGAATTTGATTTATAGAGACCCATACTACAGTGGTATGTTGGCCCAAAATGCGACTCTTGCAGTTAAGTTTGCGCAAGCGCAAGCAATCACTCAAGATACTGCTATCCGAAACCTTTTAAGCACTCGCTTAGCGAACTTAAACCCATAGGAGGCGTATCATGGCTGAATATTCAAGAATTGCAAAAGGACATGTAACTACCTTAACAGGTGGTGGAACAGCTCCAATTAATTTACCATTTCAACCTCAAACGGTAAAATGGTGGAACCTTACAGCTTCAACTTCTGGTGGTGCAACCGGATATGTGACTAAAGGTTATTGGGATGTTTCAATGGGTCAAGGAGCTGGTGTTTATGATGTAGTTACAGTTACTACATTAGCTCAAGTAGCAGCATCTACTTTAACAGGTGGGATTACTACTTATGCTGGTGGATTATCACTCCAATATGGTCCTCAAGTTCAAATTGTTTCTATTTCAAAAGCAAGTCCTGCTTCTGTTATAGCAACTGGACACGGTTTGGTTTCAGGAGATGTTGTAGTTTTAAGTGGATTGTATCAGTCAACAACAACAGGTATGCAGCAAATTGCAGGAATGCCATTTACTGTAACCGTTAGTGATGCTAATACATTCACTATTCCTTGGGATACATCAGGTTCTAATTATACTGCTTTGAGTGCATCTCCAACAGGAGCATTTCTCAAAAAAGTTCTTTATCCTTATTTGTATTTTCCAGGTACAGCAATAATTAGTGCAATTACTGCACCCAATGGAACAACAATTCCAACAGGTACAGTTTCAGTTGACACAACAACTGCTCATAATTTTGTTGTAGGTCAAGAAGTAGCTTTTAGAATTCCTCCTATTTGGGGATCTTATCAGCTAAATTCTTTACCAGATTTGTTAATCCCAGGTTCTCCAATTTATGGATATGTTGTTTCAGTGACTGACTATAATACAGTTATTGTTAAGATTGCGGCATCATCTTCATTTACAGCATTTGTACCTAACCAAGTATTTGCATCATTCCCAGGGGAATTTTTTCCTCAGATCGTTGCAGTTGGTGACGTTAATACTGGTGGAGTTCAGATTAGTGTTGGTTCCCCATTGTATCCATCTCCTTATACAGTAGCATTAGGTGATGGTAATGCTTTGACAAATGGTATTTACGCAAATCGTGCAAGTACTATTAATGGACCAGCTATTCAGGGTGCTTATGTGAATAACACAAGCCAAGGTTTCATGTTTGGTACTACAGTAGCTCCAACAGCTGCTCAAGTAATCTACTATGAAGCTATGATTCCTGATCTTAGTATTAATTAGTGAATTAAAGGGTGGGGATATTTGTCCCCTCCCTTTTGCGTATTATATGCAATAAATAGGTAATAAATGGCGTTTCCTTACCCATATGTAGGCCCGATAGCTTTATATAATAATTTACCTATCCATACAGAATATTATACTCCACAGTTTTTCTTTATATCAGGGATAACACTTGGTCAAACAACTCTTGTGACTACAACCGTTAATCATGATTATGTCATAGGACAAGAATGTAGGCTAATTATCCCTCCATCAAATGGGTGTAGGCAACTAAATGAAGTAAAAGGATTTGTTATTTCAATCCCACAAGCCGATCAAGTTCTATTAACGATAGATTCTTCAAGGAATGTCGATCCGTTCCAAACATCTTCAGCTACTACACAACCACAGATTTTAGCTATTGGCGATGTAAATACAGGTGCAATTAATAGTGGAAGAACAAATAACATAACGTATATACCTGGATCATTCCGAAATATCTCACCATAGGTTAATTATGACAGAAAACAAAAGACCAAAAGTAAATAGTGAAGGACAAAGAGAGCTAGATAAAGCAGCAGAGCAATTTGAGGCTTTTGATTCTCAAGTCAAAGAAATGACCTTAGATAGAATGAATCAAGCGCCAAAAAAAGAAGTGGAACAACAAACAAGACTGTCTCAAAGTGAACTAGAAAAGTCTAAAGAAATCTATCTTAAACCTAAAAGAAGTTTTCCTCCTGGAGTCAATCCAAAAACTGGTGAAAGAGAGAAGTTTAATGAGAAATTTAGAGAGGAATATAACTTTCAAAAGGAGTATGTTAGATTCATTGCACAAAACAACGAAGTTATCGGTGAATCTATTGAGTTTTGCTTGAAAAAGTTCCCTGGGACTACATGTGACGAGTGGGTTGTTCCTGTTAATAAACCTGTATGGGCTCCTAGAATGGTTGCAGAAAGAATCAGAAGTTGTAAGCACCATAAACTAGTGATGCAAGATAAGCAAACGACCGGATCAGACCATGCAGGACAATATTACGGAACAATGGCAGTTGATACAACAGTTCAAAGGCTAGATGCATATCCAGCTACAGAAAGAAAATCAGTATTTATGGGCGCAGTTAACTTTTAGGGGTAAAAATGGCTAAAGAATCAAAGAAAGCAGAGAAGAAGATCGGAAAGGTAATGAGAGAATTTAAAAAAGGTGATCTTCATAGCGGTTCTAAAAACGGACCAAAAGTTGAGAGTAAACCACAGGCGGTTGCTATCGCAATGTCTGAAGCTCGTAAGAAAGGCATGAAAGTCCCTAAGAAAAAGTAGAGGTGGGTTATTAATCTCCTAAGCGACATAATTACATACATCAGAAGAATCATAAAGACACCCAACAACCAGGTTATAACCGATAATTTGATTATCGATTATATAAATCGGTTTTGGTTGATGGATGTTGATGCTAGGATGCAGTTATTTGATTTAAAAACTACATATCAGTTTCAGACAATTCCTGGAATAGATAGATATAACATGCCTTTATATGATATTCAGACACAACCAGGCGCGCAATCAATCGCCTGGTATCCTGTTTATCAGGGATTCATGAATCCTGTTCGCATTAATGGAATAATGATTCCTTTCCATACACAAACAAGTAAATTCTACAGTATATGGCCAGAATATATTCAACAGCAATTTCAAGTTGGAACAGGAGACGGATCGGCTGGACCATATAATTTTAATTTACCATATTTCCCAGCTGTACCTGGACATGTTGATTTAACGGGTATCATATCTTATGCTAATGAGTTTGGAAGTTATCAAGACCCAATATTCATTACAGACAATCAAATCGAAAACAATGATAACTTTATTCAGACTGTCCCCACGACAAGCGCATTTCCAGGCGTTTATTTTATTGCTACAAACGATAACGGTAAAAATATAACTGTTACCGATAGTGGTCAGTTTTTAGAAAGTGCTACTGGAGGGGATTTATATGGTCTTCTAATGACTCAAGGAAATGCACCAAATGGAAATCTACCCATTGGAAATGGATATGGTAGATCTGTAGCAATAACAGGAGCTACTCAAGCAGCTCAATGCGTACTTACAACTACTGCTCAATTCCCAGATGATGTTACCGTTTATATTAGCGGTGTAAATGGAATGACTGAACTAAATGGAAATTCATATGTGGTTGTTTCCTCGACAGCTACAACAATGACCATAGATGTAGATTCTACAGGATTCACTCCATATATAAATGGTGGACAAGTTAAAAGTTATTATAACCTTGTAAACTATAATACTGGTGTTGTTCAAGATATATTCTTTCCTTCTCCGATCCCATCAGGAACTCCTATTCAAGCGCAATGTTACTATTATAATCCAGGTATGCCTAGAGCGGTTCTTTACTATAACAACACTTTGACATTTAGAAGTCCTCCAAATACACAGTATCTTGTAGAAATCGAATGTTATTTGACCCCTGCTGCATTTCTTAACTCTTCTAACGCTATTCCTTTTGGTTACATGGCAGAATACATTGCAAGGGGAGCTGCAAGAAAAATACTCTCGGATACGGGAGATGTAGAACAGTTTAATTTCTATGAACCATTATTTAGAGAACAAGAAACTCTTGTTTGGAAAAGAAGTCAAAGACAATGGACGTCTACACGTACGGAAACCATTTATAGTAACAATGGTTTTAATGCAAATAACAACCAATCATATACAGGTGTTTAATGGCATCAATTCCTTATACTCAAAATACACCAGTTGCAACAAATTCCCCTTCTCAAGACGTCAATAATATGACTCAAAACACAAACTCTGTTTATTCAATATGGAATATTGATCATAAGACATTTTCAGATAATTTAGCAGGTGAGCATAGACAAGTTACTATGACAACACAATCAAATCCAGGTGCTCCTGTTGGACAAGGTGCATTATACGCAGACAATGTCAGAGGAGATGGAGTTGCTTGGCCAGTTTGGGCATATAATTCAGGTGGTTTACAACAAATAGAAATGATTAGTTTTCCTGTGACATTAAATGCACAAGGTGTAGTTCCTTTAGCTGGAAAAATGATCATGCAATTTGGAACTGCAACTATAAATACAGGGGTTAACTTCGTTAATTATAATGTTGCTTTTCCTAATGAAGCATTTGTGGTTATTGCAAATCCTGCAAGCCTGACTCTTTTAAATAACAACCAATATTATACCGCACGTGTAAGACCTAGTAGTCCAGCTGATAATAAAGCCTCTTTTAGATTAGAAGCTGGAACAAATATCCCAAATGGAACAACCTTTGGTTGGGTAGCAATAGGTTATTAAAATGTCAGAAACATTAGTAGTAGGACCTTTTGAGCAAGCGAGAAGAACAAACCGACTCCCATTTGCTATTGACAATGATAATTTCCCTGTTCTGACTAATGCTTACCAATGGAGAGGAAGAGTTAAGAGAAAAAGAGGAACTTCTTTTTTAGGAAGATTGCAATGGACCATCGGGGCAACTGATGGTAGTGGAAATGCAGTTATAACAATTGATCCTCACCCTATTTTATCAGGAATTGTTTCTTTTGTTGTAGGTTCTCAAGTTTTTTATGATCCAGGAGGAGCAAGTCCAGTTGCTCTAATCACAAATGGCCTTGGAACAGCATCACTAAATAGATCTACAGGTGTTTTAACAATCACAGGATCTAATTTATCAACAAATATAATCTATTATCCTACATTGCCTGTTATGGGCCTTGAAGATCTTTTATTAGATCAAACAAGTTATGCAGGTACCATTGGTTTTGATACAACTTACGCCTATAACATACCAACTACTCAACCATTTACACCATATAGTATAAGCAAATACAAAAACCCATCTACTGGAACCTATACAAATTATGTAGATAAAATTACGGGTGGTAATACACAAACACCTCTTTGGTGGAATGGAGAAGATTATCAGCAATTTTGGACAGCCAATTATCAAGGAGCATTTTGGGCAACAAATGGTATTCAAACAAATCCTATACTTTTATCAAGTATAGGAATGCAATTTTCTCCTCCTGCTGATATAACTGCTGTAACAAGACCATCCTCAACAACCCTTCAAATGACAATAGCAAGTTGTCCGTTAGTAATTGGGGATTTTGTGTTTCTAAATGAATGGACTGCTGCAACACCTGCAAATGCGGGGGGGATTAACTTCCAAACGGGATATATAACTGCATGCGCTCCTAATACTCCCGCTTTAGCCGCTAAAACAGTTACAATTACATTTCCTAATGCAACGATTGCAGCAGATACCTACACCCCAGGGATCGTTCAATATCTAACTACACGTAAGGATACAACTAAAGATTGTATTAGATGGTATGATGGAGATCCTACAACCCCAGGGTCAACTTTGGGTTGGGTTAACTTTACACCTCCTTTGTTTTCTTCAAGTACTCCACTTGTAAGTCTAGATGGTCTTGAAAGAAAGCAATATTATCTTGTGCAAGCACGATTAATTTTAAATTTCAAAGACAGATTAATGTTCTTTGGGCCTGTTGTTCAAGCTTCAACTGGCTCACCAATATATTTACAAGATACTGTGATATATAGCCAAAATGGAACACCATTCTATACAGCTTCATTTACAGGTAGCGTTACATCGCCTAAAACGTTATTTAATCCGATATTAGTTCCTACAAACGAAACAGGTACGCCAAATGCGTATTTTTCAAACGTTACGGGATATGGCGGTTTTGTAGTTGCAGGTGTTCAACAACCTATAATTACTGTTGGAGCAAACCAAGATTCACTTGTATTAGGGTTTGGAGGAAATCTTCAAACCAAAATGATTTATACGGGTAATGATATTTTACCATTTGAAATTTATATAACAAACTCCGAGATGAGTTCTGCAAGTACATTTTCAATTGTTGTTATGAACGAAGGAATAATTACTCGTGGCAACCGTGGATATATTGTAACAGACCAAGTAGGTTCAAGAAGAATAGATCTATTGAACCCTGACCAGGCATTTGAAATTAAATTACCTAATAATGGCGCTGAAAGATTCACAGCACAAAGGGATTTTATAAATGAATGGATATATTTTACATATCCTAGCAACTTAGATTCCCATATATATCCTACCAGGACATTTCTATATAATTATAGAGATGAAAGCTGGGCTGTATTTAAGGAATCTTATACTACATATGGTCAATTTAGGGTTTCAAGTGGTTTCACATGGCAAACGCTTTCTGTTACATGGAATTCTTGGAATGATCCTTGGGATTCTGGTGATATTACATTGCTACAACCTCAGGTAATTGCTGGAAACCAACAAGGATTTATTGTTTTTAGAGCTGATGAAAGCACTACAGAATCAGAATCATTAACCATACAAAATATTGTAGCTCAGGTGATATCTTCACCAAATCATTGTTTAAACATAGGTGATTTTATTATCATTGAAGGATGCTTGGGAGATATTGGAGATGAAGTTAATGGGAAAATATTTGAAATAGTTGCCATTACAATTGATACTGTAACGGTTGGTGGATTTGTCATCACAGAAACATATATTGGAGGAGGAACAATTAAAAGAATGTATGTTCCTTTAATTCAAACTAGACAATTTCCTCCAAGTTGGGGATTAGCTAGAAAAACAAGAATAGGGACACAACAATATTTACTTACAAAAACACCTAAGGGGCAAATAACAGTTCAAATTTACCTGAGTCAGAATGATAATAATGTATATAACAATGGATCTATTGTCCCTTCTACATCTCCATCGCCAGAAAACAATTCATTGATATATTCTCAAGTGGTTTCAACATCTCCTGATTTCTATAAGAACAATGTTATCAGAGCATCTCTTGGAACTATAGGAAATGGTATTACAACCAGCTTTTCATTCGATTATCCTGCTATTTTTTCATATGAAAATGAGGGTTTGGTCCCAGGTAGTGTAACTTTAAGAATTGGAACAATTGCAACATTTACAGACGATGGATTAGGGGGATTCACAGCAACAGGAACAGGAACATCAGTTGGGTCTTCAATAGATTATTCAACCAGTATTGTTACAATAGCTTTTTCAGTGGCTCCAAGCAATCAATTAGCATTAACGAACTTCCAATATTATTACGAAGACATTCAGAATCCTACAGCCTCACAACAACAGCAGATATGGCATAGAATGAATACATGTTTGTTAGGGGATACCGTACAGTTAGGATTTACCCTGTCTGACGAACAGATGACACAAACTGATTTAGACGGAGAACCAATCAATGGATTTTCAGAAATTGAATTGCATGGTTTTATAATGGATTTATCGGAAAGCTCTTTATTGGCATAAAATGAATAACTTTACAAACGATGTTTCCTATTTAAGAACTTCCCGACAATTTCCTCCTGACTTGAATCAATTGGTGATACAGGTAAATCGAAGTTATATTGATATTTCAACAGCCGTTAACAATAGAATTGTTGGAATATTTACGGTAAATTATCCGGCTGTTACTGGAGAAAGTTGGTATATCGATGAAAACCAAAAGCAACAAACATTAAGACAAGTATATACATTTACCTCCACATCAACTATAGATCATGGTATAACTGATTTAACTCCTGATCAATTTACAAGGTGTTGGGGATCATATACAGATGGCACAAATGGATATGGTTTGATATGGGGAACAAATGTTGCTGTGGCTGGTTTAATAACATTTTATCTTACAGCTACACAAATAATATTTGTATCTGGTGCAGGAGCGCCTGCACTTACAAGTGGAAAAATAACACTTGAATGGTTAAGTTCACCTTAAGAGGTTTATATGAATCCTTTTTCTAGTCTAACAGGCGATCTGCAAGGTCAATTGGATAATTTCTCTAATAGATTAAGATCTTCACGCTCCTCAAAAAATCAAAGTCGAATGAGAGGCGGTGATAAAGGAGATGTAATTCCTTCCGGTTATCGAGTTGGAAAACTCGGTCAATTTGACAAAAGGCAAAATAGATTATATCGACAATCATTTGAGGATGTCGGACCTGATAGCTATTTATCAAAATTAGCTAGAGGAGATGAAGATGTTTACAATGAGATTGAAGCCCCTGCTTTTCGTCAATTTAATGAATTGCAAGGAGGATTAGCATCTAGGTTTAGCGGAATGGGTGTAGGGGCCAGAAACAGCAGTGGTTTTCAAAATACATCAAATCAATATACCTCTGACTTTGCACAGGACTTAGCAGCTAAAAGACATGAACTAAAGAGACAATCTATTTTAGATCTTCAAGGACTATCAAGAGAATTGTTAGGTCAAAGACCTGATAAGAAATTCTTAGTTAAAAAAGACTATCCTCAACAACAACCAGATCAAAGTGGTGACTTGTTAGGTGGACTATTGAACGGTTTAGCTGGTGCAGGTGCTGGATATGCAACAGGTGGTGTTCCTGGAGGAATAACAGGTGGTGCATCAGGTTTCTATAGAGGGTATACTGGAGGTTATTAATGATACAGATTATTGATGAGAATAGAAGACCAGAAAAAATAAAACCTCCATCTATGACCGATAGATTTAAGAACGCTTTTGCTACGGCTGTTGATGTTGGATCTAAGACATATCTTTCCGAATATGAGAAGAAATTAACAAAGGAAAAAAAGAGTAAAGAGGATCAACAAGTAAAACAACTTACTGGTTTAGATATTTCAGGTATTCAAGACCCAAAAATAAGACTAGAAGCTGTTAAAGAAGGGATGAAATTTCCACGAGAAAGTCAAAATCAATCAATCTATGCAAAAGGATTGAGGGGAGAAGAACTTTCCGAACAAGAAATTAGTCAGCTTCCAATTAATGCTCAAACTCAACTTCATAAAGCCAGAAATCCAAAAGAACTTAAAAAAACTCAAGCTTCGCAGCCTATTGATGAGGATCAATTAAGAAGAATTGGAGAAGTAAGACAAAAACCAGATTTTGAAAAAGCACCACCATCAAAAAAATACCAGATGTTTACAGATGCAGGCGTTTCAAAAGAAAATGCGAAAGCTGAATCCGATATTTACGCCGAAGAAGAAAAAACATCTTTAGATAGATTAAAAGAAGAATCCAGGAAAAACGAAAAACTATCAGATCAAGAATTCAAAGAAAAAGTAAGAGTGCATAAGGAAAGCGAAGCGTTTGACAAACAAGTTTTAGAACGTGGAAGAATAGCTAAAAAAACAATTTCTAGTGTAAAAGAAGCTGAAAAAATTCTTGCAAAAGGTAATGTTAAACCAGCGTCTGCCGTTAATGTATTAAATTTATTTGGAGAAGTTGGAAAAACATTAGCAACCGCTATTCAAAATAAAGATCAAGCAGCAATAAAAGCCTTAATGCCAGAATTTCTAGAGGGTAAAAAAGAGGTTTTTGGAGTTAGATTGTCTGATGCCGATCTTAAACTATTACAAGATAAATCTATTGATATTGGAAAATCACCCGAGGCAAATAGAGCTATTCTTGGTCTTATAAAGAAATATGCCGATCAATCTATTTTAAGATCGGATATAGCACTTGAAATGTCTAAGAAAAATGGAGGTTACAGACCATTAGGTTACGAAAGAATGGTTGATGAAGAATTTGATAGACAAATCTCTCCCGTTATGATGATTGATCCTAAAAGTGGAATGACTTTATCTGTTCCAGCTTATAGAGTAAGTGCAGCAATTTCTAAAGGTGCTAAAGTTCTTAAGGAAGATGAAAATGAATAAATATGAATCAGATTTCGATTTATCAGATTATTATATTCATAACGAAGAACCTAATGAAGAACATATTAGCAAATCAAACCCTATAGAATTTAAAAAAAACAAGGATAGAAATTTAAAAGATAATGACTTTCAACTTTCTGAATATCAAATACAAAATTCAGAAGAAAAAAAACCTAAACAATTAGAATATGTTACAGAAAAATCTCCTGAAGAAACAAAGAAGATGTCCGTTTCTGAAAGGCTTCAATATGCAAAAGATTTAGTAACACAAAGAGAATACGATCAAAGCAAGGGATTTGTTAAGGGTGCATTGTCTGGAGCAACTCTAGGACTATCAGAAAAAATACCTGGATTACAAAAAGAAGAAACGGATTTATTATCTGGATTTGGAGAGTTAGCAGGGGTTACAGCTCCCATTGGATTAATTGGTAAAGCTATTTCAATTCCATTTAAAATGTCTGGTCTAATGAATTATGCAGCTGGTAGAATAGGTTTATCAGCATCTACAGGAGCCGCTTATAGTACAGGGAAACAGTTGGTAAAAGGGGAAGGTATAGATCCTGTAGAAGTGGCAACTGAAGCAGCTGAATTTGGTGTCTTGCATGGTTTATTTGAAGCAGCTCCTAAAGCCTACCGGTGGTTAAAATCATTAAATACACAGCAACAAGCAGACATGTTGTTAGAAGGGGTAATTCCAAAAAATCTAAATCCAAATCAATATAAGTTCTATGAAACAGAAGTTGTTCCCGAGATTCAAAAGGCCGCGCAAATGGAATATGAGCAATCTTTAAAACAAGCTACAGAGGATTTGAATAAAGAATTTTCTCAGAAAATGCAGAATGTAAAAGCTCAGCATGAAAACGATCTTATAAAACAAGCTCAAGAAAAACAACTTTCTCAACAAGAATTCCAAAACGCTCAACAAGAATATCAGAATAAACTTAAACAGGTAGCAGCTGAGCATGAATCTAAAGTTATAGAGATTGAAGAAGCAAACAAAATAGCCCAACAGGAATATCAGAGTAATTTAGAAGCTTTTGAGGACATGAAAATACGTCAACAGAATGTAAGTGATGCTATTGGAGACAATTTTAGTCCGGAAGAAGTTAAAAGTTATCGAGAAGCAGGACAAAAAAATGTCGAAGCTATAAGATCAAACGATGCTCATGATTATAATGAAGTCAAAGAAGCATATAAAATAAGTGAAAATCTAAATAGTTCAGTTACAGTTGAACAACCAAACTTAGTACAAGATTTAATAACCTCTAAGAATAAATTAACTAAAGTCCCTAAATTATCACCTCCTCAAGAACAACTATTATCTGCAATAGATTCTATCTTGGAAAATACTGCTATTTTAAATAAAAATGGTGATGTAATTGGGTATAAACCAATTAACAATAATGTTTTGGCTGAGCAAGCTAAAGCCTTAAGATATTTTATGGATTTTAATTTTCAGCATGGAAATACCAGAGGAATATTTACTCCAACAGTAAACCAAATAGAGAATGCTATAGAAACTGGAGCAATAAATTCAGGAAATGCAGAAGCCGCAACAGCTGAGAAAAGAGCTAGAAAACTATATAGTAACTGGGCAAAAGATTATGACAATGACTATATTAGGCCTTTTAGGGATACATCTAACGAAGATTACATCAAGTTATTCAATAGCGTGACTGAACCAGACAATTTGATGGTTGTTAATCGGATACTAGAGAAATCAAATGCCGGACAGCAAGTTTCAAAAATGAATAAGAGAGCTTTGATAGAAAAAAACACAAATCAATTTGTAAAAAACCCAGGTAAAATAGATAAAAACGCATTAGAAGATACTTTCAAAAAGATAAGAGGAGTTGTCTCAACTGAAGAAGAGCAGTTGATAAGAGATCAATTATCTACTTTAAGTGAAGTGAAAGAACCTTCAAAACCAAAACTCAAAGAACTTCCAAGGGGGGAAATTCCATTATTCAAAGGTAAATCGAAAGAAGTTCCTGAAATAACAGAGGTAAAAATACCAATAAAGCCAGAACTAAAACCAACTTCCTCAATGAAGGCATCTTCCAAGTTAATGAAAGTTACTCCTGAACAAGCAATAAAAATGTCAAACACTCCTACGGGGTTAAAACAGTTAAAAGAAAAACTGCCTAAAAAACTATATGAAAAAATAGGTAAGGATAAGGTTAAAGACGTATTTTATAAAGGAAAAGTAGAGAAAAAACTAACCGGTTCTGATATTTATGAAGTGATAAATGAGGGAGAAAATTACTCAATCTTATCTGAAATATTGGGGGAAGATGTTGTCGATGAATTATTAGTAAACTCTAAAGAACTATCATCAAAAAAAATAACATTAGATAATATGAAAAAGCTTGGAATGAAAGCAGGAGCCTTAAAAACACTATTAGTTTTTGGAATTATTTAGAGGAGAGAGCTTCCCAACATAATGCCAAAACTGTAGCTTTGAAACCAAATATAGCAATAAAAATCATAAAAGCACCAAACATACTCAACCTCCAATCAACCTTTCATTTTCTTCCTGTATCTCAACGAATTTCCTAATCAATTCCGCAGTCTGTTTGCATATAGACAAGTCATTCTTAGCACAAAGGATCTTATACCTTTTGTACAAATGAGGGTTTATCCTAATGCGTATCGATTGATTAGTATTCATTAAAAGTACCTTGATCCAATTGTGCCACAATTCTTGTTTAAATTCAAGATAATCGATGATTAAAATACTGTCTAGTAATAGATTATAATTTTAAAACTGTGTTAAATCACAAGGAGTTTACCATGACATTCCAGCCAGGAGCTAATTTATACACACAGGGATTTGGATCAAGACCTGAAAACGTAGAAGTACCCCATTATGACACAAGAATACCAACGACAACGGATGTAAATTTCCCAGTTGGTAAAGAATGGATCTACATAGGAAATTCAATTTGGAAGCTACTTAGCTTATCATCTTCTCAGGGTATTACTACAGCGCTATGGGTAGAACTAAGTAATGCAACAGGAGATGTTTTGTCAGTTACAGGTACTGCAAGCCAAATTCTAGCAAATCCAACAGTTGGAAACGTTGTTTTATCTCTTATTGGTCCTTATACACCTGCAACATATACCGCTCATGGGGTTTTAATTGGCGAAGGAAGCTCTTCTATTGTTGCAACATCCGCAGGAACAGCAGGACAGGTTTTAACTTCTGGCGGTGCTGGTGCAGATCCAACATGGACGACCGCGACATTTCCAGCAACGGCAGGAGCTACAGGAACTATTCTACGTTCTAATGGAACTAACTGGGTTGCATCTACTGATACATATCCTAATACTTCGACAGCTGGTGCTTTAATTGCAGCAACAGCAACAAACGTAATAGGTGAAATAGCCGATGTTGCAACAGGACAAGTTCTAATGAGTGGAGGAGTAGGTGTAATACCCGCTTATAGCGGTTCTCCTTCCGTTAGTGGATCTATAACTGCTGGAACATCAATTACAGCAACACTTGGTAATATTACGGCAACTAATGGTAATTTATCTCTTGGTACGGCCGGTAACAAGATTGTAATTGCAACAGGATCTAATGCATCTGTTGGAACATCTTCTGCAATGTCAGGAAATCCCGGGGCAGTCGTTGTTGCTACTACTGCGTGCTCTGCAACAGCTAAAGTTTTTTATTCTAGAGCAACAGCAGGCGGAACTTTAGGAAATGTTTCTATTACTGCTCAAGATGGTACAGGTTTTACCTTAACATCTACTTCTACCAATGAGACATCTACATTTAACTGGTGGATCATTAACGCATAGAGGTTTATATGGCATATACTAATAGAATCACATGGGAACCATTACGATCTTTGGATACTGCAACGATGGTTAGTAGTTCTACATATTATAATGTTGGAACAGCACTTACACATGCTTCATATAAGCTAAAACTGGTTAACAATAGTAATGTTCTTGTGACTGTTTCAATTAACGGAACATCTGACATTGATGTAGCTCCAGCAAATTCATTTTGGCTTTATGATGAAACGCAGGCTCAAATTTCAATCTCTAATTGTCCTGCTATTCCGGCAGGGACACAAATTAGCGTTAAATCCGCAGCTGCTGGTGTTGGATTGGTATATCTTGTTTCGCAATACCTAATTACAAACTGAGGTTAAACCATGTCGCAAGCGGGTATTATTAGTGTATCTGGAGGTGGGGGCGGTGGATCTCCTATTGAAGATATTATTGTACAAACGGGTATATCTCCGGTAGTCCCAACAGCTAACGCAATCACATTTAATGGATCAGTTGTTGCAGCTGGAACAAATCCAGTAAGAACGGATGGAACGGGTGTTTCTACGATGGCTTTAGAGGTTCAAATCTCTCAAGCAGTGGCATCGACGGATGCAACAAAGATCGGATTAAGTAATTTCGATAGTGCAGATTTTACAGTAGATGCAAATGGTTTTGTTGCTTTAAGTGGAGCAGGTGCAGCACAGACATTTACAACACAATCAGGGGTTGCCACACCATCAGCAAATAATATCAATATATTTGGTGGTACAGGAGCAACAACCTCAGCTAGCGGAAGCACTGTAACTGTTACCGTTGTCAATGATAGTTTTGCATGGTCGGAACAAAATCTTAGCTTTGCAGCAGCTGTACAGAATGGATATTATTGCAATGCCGGTCTTACGGTTACATTACCTGCTACAGCAGGACTAACAATAGGTAATACTATTATTATTTACGTTGATACTTCAAGCACTGTTACTATTCAAGCAAATACAGGTCAGATGATACAAGTCGGTGATATAGTATCAATATCGGGAGGATCTACGGTTTGTAGTACACAAGGTGGTCTATTAGAATTAAACTTTAAGCCCTCAGATACTACGTGGCACACAATTGCGTCGATGGGATCTTGGGCGACTACATAAGGAATTTACATGACAGCAAGTAATTCGCTAAATATATCACAAGCAGGCGTCGTCTCATTTGATGGAACAGCAACATTTACGGGGTCTGTTCTAACACAACATGACGTGTTAGTTGGAGGTACAAGCAATGCTGTTGTCAGCGTAACACCAGGAACAGCAGGACTTGTTTTAACAAGTAATGGTGTTTCTTCAGATCCTTCTTTCCAGTCCGTTTCAGCAGCCGGAGGAATTACTCAGGTAAATGGTGATACAGGGAGCGTCATTCCAACATCTGGTGTCATTACATTAACAGCCGGAACCACAGGTTTTTCTTTTACCGGTTCAGGCTCTACAATGACAATGAGTAGCCCAGAATTGAATTTACCCGATACATCTTCTTCTTCCGTTGGTGTTATAAATGTCAATAGCAACCCTTTCATGCATAAGTTTGGCGATGCAAATAACGTGTTCGTTGGGACTAATGCCGGTAATTTTACAATGACATCATCTATTGCCAATACCGCTTTGGGTAGTGGGGCTTTAAGTGGATTGACAACGGGAGATAATAACGTTGCAATAGGTAATTTATCTGCAAATGCAATAACTACTTCTAGCAATGTCATATCAATTGGAAAAAGTGCAATGGCTCTTGCAACTACGGCATCAGGTTCGACTGTTGCTATTGGTACAAGTGCAATAGGAGCTGTTACGACAGGTAATGCAACCAATAGCGTAGTGATTGGTCATACAGCTTGCCAGAATTTTACATCATGTCAAAGTAACGTATATATAGGTTCATTATCCGGCTCAACAGGTGTAGGAACTGGAGCGAATAATGTAGGAGTTGGGGTTAATACTCTTAAGGCAATTACATCCGGAAGTTTGAATGTTGCTATTGGTGCTGGTGCAATGTCTACAGGAGTATTGACAGGAAGCAGTAACGTTTCTATTGGAGTAAATAATCTATCTGCAACTACATCAGGTGCAGGAAATGTATCAATCGGTCAATCATCGATGAATGCTAATACTACTGGACAAAGCAATACTGTGGTAGGAAACAATAGCATGATTAATGTAGCTGGAGCAGCTAATTTTAATATTATTTTGGGTGATACCGTCGGAAATGCTTATACAACAACCGAATCAAGTAATATTTTAATTAATGGTGGTAGTGTTATAGGTGAAAGTAATACTTTAAGAATAGGCGTAGGCACTGGTACAGGTAATCGCCAATTAAATGCAGCATTCATTTTTGGTATATTTGGAAAAACAGTAGGTGTTAGCGGTATTCCTGTTGTAGTAGATAACACAGGTCAATTTGGAACTGTCGTTTCATCTTTGAAGTTCAAAGAGAATATCGAAAATATATCTGACATCACATCTAGAATTAGAATGCTTAGACCTGTTGTATTCAATTACAAAGGAAAATCAGATAAAGAAAAGTGCTATGGATTAATTGCAGAAGAGGTTAACGAGATATTTCCTGAATTGGTTGTACGTGATTTAGAAGGTGATATTTTATCAATAAAATATCAAGAATTGCCTATATTACTTCTTAAAGAGCTTCAGAAGGCATTAAAGAGAATAGAATTTTTGGAATCTAAGATTTGTGTTGATCAAAAATAAAAATAATTTTTAAATAAGGATGCTAAATTCAACATTTTAGCCTCCAATTTGAGCATCAGCTTTTATCGGCTGGTGCTTTTTTATTCATATATTCACTCAATTTTGTGTATAAACGTCTGATAATAGACATTCTGTTCCAAATTAACAGTATTTGTTAAGAACTGATTTACAATACATACTAAACTATTTAATATAGCATAAATTAGTTACAAATGTTGGTATTACAATTCCCCAAACTCACTAAAATCAGCACCAAAACAAAACATCTCTCTGAAATACGACCTAGTCTTTATATCTTTTAAATTGGACAGTTGACGACGAAGTAGATAAACGGGATCTTTCATGAGCGTCTTTAATCTTTGTTTCATAGTTCTTTTCTTCAGTTTTCTTCCGCTCATATTCCTCGTAGTATTCTTTAATGAGTTTATCAAATTCTTTTCTTTTTCCTAAATCCTGTGTCCGTATCTTTATGCGCTGCAATTTTAAAATCTTAGTTTCAACGTTTTTCTTGTTCCTATCAAGAATGGATATCAAAAGATCGGGTGAAAATGAGGATAATATTTTAGGTGCTACAATTGATATTGTCGTTGATTTCATAATTACTTCCGCTAATATTTCTGAATAAAGTCTAAGTCAATCATTCTTTTACCATAGGAATAGGAAACCAGTACAAAACTCTATCTTGAATTGGAGTTAAAGAATCACATTCATAGTCTTCTTTATGTGTAAAAGAATGAAACTTGCATTTTCTAATCTTTTCATCAGAAAATATTTCTCCATGATGAATTGTTTCATCTCCTGTCATGAAAAATATATCTGTATTTCTTGGAGGTTCTTCTTTCCAAATATTTTTCCAATAAAATTCCTGGTCAATCATAATTTACTGCATCCAGTACAACAAGTTTCTTTAGTCAATATAGATTCAGGATTCTCGCAAAATCTGCACGTTTGATTAGGTGAATAATGCGACATCTCCTCATCATTTCTTCTTTGCATATCCCAAATCAAATACTCTCTCCACTTGAACTTATCTACTTTGTTTTCATGTCCTATTTTTCTAGTTTCTTCTTCGAATATAGAAAACCCTTTCCAAGCTAGAGCAGAGAATGCTATCCAGTGTTCATTTAGATTATATTCCCAAGTAGTTGGGACATCTTTTGGATTTTTCATCATTTCCCCTTATAATTCTTCTCGTAAAAAACCTTCATTTTATCGCATCTTTGAAATCTGCAAATAAAAGAATCGTTTTTTTTGGTATTAACATCAAAATTGATTAAATTAAAAGTAGGAATAGGAATCCTTTTATATTCATGACCAAAAAAACATCTAATATTCATTTCTTATTATAATCCTTCCTCAGGTGGTTTTGGAAGAGGCATCCAATAATTTGCATGACAAGACCTTTCTCCATAATAATCGCCTGGACAAGCACCGACCTCAAACGAAGTAAAACCTTCATATACTCCAACATGAAATTTCTTCACATTGAATTGTGAAAACTCATCGAAAACCAAACACCACTGATTTATCTCTGGCGGATTATCTTTAACACTTATCCATTCATTTTGCTGTCCTGATATTTTTTCCATAAATCATCTGTTTCTTTATTCATAAATTCCACACCTCATACATGCTCTATGATCTTTTGGCATCCAAGTCCACATATGATCATTTTCATCGCATTTTGTTTTAAATTTCACATCATCAGGATTATAGAACGGAGAAATATATTCCCTTCCAGCTGTAATATTCTTCTGAGCACGAATATCTTTGTTAGACCATGTCCAGCATTCACCTGTATTGTCCTGAAAGCATACCCAAAGAATATCATTTTCTATTCCATTGTCTATCAAGAAATGCGCTAAACATGGGCCTTTGGGGCTATTTAGTGGTATTGGAGGATCTATTCTAGTTATCATTTTATACCTATATGTCTATAACCATTTTGTTGTCCTGAAGCATAAGCATATGCAATTTCTCTTATGGGATCTAGTATGATTTTTTCACACATCCATTTTCTAAGTTTATCCAATAAATATTCTAAATCTGGATTGTCTATGATAAATGACTCTGTGAACTCCTTCTCACTTATTTTATTTACTTTGTAAATATTCTGATTTTATTTTATTAAATTCGTATCTTTCATTTCGTATAAGTCCACTTTCATAACCCATTGATACAGATGATATTTGTCTATATTTATTAAATTCTTCTTGAGTCATATGACACATGAAATAATGAACACTGTCTTTATCTTCACATTCTTCTCTTTCACATTCCATCAAAACTCCTTCCCATTCTGATTACTGTCTTTCCAAGCATAAACCCCTCTATATCCCATATAATTGTCATCATATACAATTTTCCAGTGAGAAATAGCCTGATTTGTAAATTGTCCCCAATTTTTCTTTATGATAGAAAATTCACTTTCGGTTTCATCATCATCACCATCTTCAAAAATCCTAACTTCATAAACCCCATCTTTATCAGGAATTTCTTTAACAGGTACATCAACAGGTATAGAATGGATATCTTGTCTTTCTTGTTTCCAACATAAAAACCATCCCTCCCAATTGCATTGGCATACCCAACCATCTCTTTTCTTTACTCCACAACAACAATACATTCCCATCATAATTCTCATTGATTACAGTCAAAAATAAATATCCCGCTTCTTTGACAATTCATCATATTTAGTCATCATAAGACAACAAACTTGATATGTAATACCATCAATTTCTCTTTCACAGATATCAGCATAACCGCTATTAAAATCATCGTGACAAGAATCACAGCAATTTAAAGGAATTTTAAATTTAGATGAAAATTCCTCGCAAAAACAAATGTCTATCAAAACTCACCCCCACTTTGGTTACAGTCAAAAACGAAAACCCCTCTACTCTTCCACATCTCAATAGACTTTGGGTCGCTTTCGAATACGAATTCGATTTTTTTTCCTTTTGACAATTCTTCATCAAGCCATTTCTCTTTCAATTCATCGTCAGGTGTGTTGTCTCCGATGGGACGCATTTTTAATTGATCTCTCCAATTGATATCTCTTGTAAAATTTATCTGTAGCCAATCAATAGTCTTTTCTTTTACAGATTCGCATCTCCCAGACCATATTTGAATGGGATGATTTATTCCAAATTTTTCTTTTAATGAATGAAATTGAAATGCAACGGGAAATATTATTTTATCTTTATCGCACGCATCGTTAAATGATTTCCAATCAGGTTGCCATTTTCTACCATCGGAATACTCGAATTCCATTATCTGTCCAGCATGTCTGTATTTATCTAAATCAACAAAATGCCGTCTATGATCGCAGTCTGCTAATGTGTCTAAGTCAAATATGATCATGATTTCTCTAATAATTTTGGCAATTCTTTTAATTTAATAGGTATCAATTGACCCTCTTTTGATATGTGAATAGGCCCTTTTTCTGAAAACCATGTTGCTCCGTGCTGTGATTGCTTTGCTAATTCAATCATTTCGAAGATATTCATAAAACAACCTCTTCATCTATCCAAGATTTACCAACATCACAAAAACAAGCATCTGTTGATTTATCTCTTTTTTCCTTTATATCTAATGCTTTTTCGTTACTGGAATAACGACCCAAAATTTCGGTTATTAATCCCATGCTATTTCCCCATCCATCAATCGGATTCATTCTTACTTTGTGAACGTATATAATCATAAAGAAATCCTCATAACCTTATTCACTGGCTGATATCTTTCGTTAACATAGCTGCAATTGATAACTTTAGTCATCACAAGATCGATTTCTTTTCCGCCTTGTTCATGTATATGAGAGCATATTAAATATTTTGGTTTAACTCTAAACATTGTTTCTCTCAATGAAATGCTTCCGCAATGCTCACCATGTTTATTCATATCTAGAATTCCATAAGGAGGAGTATGAGAAATCAATATGTCTATTCCTTCAGGGATTTTATCATATTCTTTTTTCAACTCTTCTTCCGTTCCCATGAAAGCATTGCATCTTGGATTAACACCTTCGAATAGTAATGAGTGTGGAGTTCCCCATATCTTTAATGATTTATCAACAGTTGGATGAATTCCGCACTCTTCTAATTCAATATCATCTTCTTCGTATTCGAATTCTGTTCCTGAGTTGCAGAGATAGTCACAAGAAGGATCAATAATAACTGTGTTATCTTGTGGATCATTTATGTCAAATACACCCATTTCTAAAATATCGTCATGGTTACCTGCGATCAGGATTTTTTTTCGATATCTTTGATTAAATATCCAATTATTAAATTCGTCTATTTCATTTATTGTATGCCTAGCAGTCAAATCGCCAGTAACAATCAATAGATCTCCACCTTCAAGTTTTGGATACTGACCATGCAAACAACCAATGCAATCTATAATCATTTATCGACTCCATATTTTTCCAACCTTTCCCATAATTTAGGAAACTTAATCTTAAATCCTAGTAATGCACCAGAGTGGTTCTCTGCAATCCTAGAGATTAAGTAAACTGTACGCACAATTCGTACGTTTATTTCATTCTCTTCTCCTACAGCATCCTTAACCCAATTGTCTTCGTCGTCAACGTCATATAACTCATAGAAATCAGTTAAATCTAATATCAATCTTCGGAATTTGTTGAAGTCGAAAAACTTAAATGCTTCTTCAATTTCATGTTCTAGGAATTCGAATTTAGCCATTATTTCTCATAGTTAAGGTTAATCACTTTGAAGCTAATTGGCTTGTGTCCTAAAACGTTATCTTGAGATCTAACAATAACTCCTTCCCTTTGTTTTCCATTTGTGTATGTTCCCTCTCCAAGCTTATCAATATTTTCAGAAGAAAACCTGGATTTATGTTCTAGAATAGCAACCATTGGAAATCGCAATTGGGTGCAAAAATAGATGAATTCATGGAAATTAAGATATCTTTTTTCATTTATATTATATGCAGAAAAAGCGAGACCAATAACGTCTGTAAATCCCATTGGGTTACCCTGAATCTTAGGACCACATGTCTCCCATTGAATAGCAAATCCATCAGGCAAACGCTCTTCCAATTTATGATTAATAGCCACTTTCCAATATCCATTCTTCTCATCTCTTTCGAGTTCCCAATTTCTAGAACATAATCCAAATTTACCTTTATATTTATATGCAGTAGTCGAAGAACCATCAGCCTTTTCAGTTATGTAATATGGTTTACCATCGAGTAACTGGATGTATTCTTGACCAATTGAATTTTGATAATTCGGCTCATCAGTCTTAGGAATGAATCCAGGGAACTCTCCTTTTGCTTTTCCTTGTAAATTTGCTGGTACTGGCTTATGGTATTTCTTAACTTCTAAATCAGATGTAACGTCTAAACCAATATCCCATAACTGTTCTGTAGAGTCATTATAGGTATGTGAATCGCATTTAGTGATTAAAACTTCACTTGGAGCTCCTTTAAAACGGCACATCCTAACTCGCCATTTTGTCTTCTCCATATAAGGAAGATAAGAATGCTTGTCTTTGTCTAATAGAGAATCAGGTAAGAATACAGTGCAGAAGCTTCCTACAACGAAATCACTTTTACGAACTACTCCACGCCACTTTCCACCTTTACCGCATATTACAGTTGCAGAAACGATTAATTCAGCTCCTTGAATGGGTTCTAAAGAAATTATCTTGCCAATATATACTAATCCTTCATCTATTGAATCAGACATAAATCTTACCTTTACAAAGATTCATTGTTAAAAAGTCCATTTCTGCTCTCAATTCCTTTATCTCCTTTTGAAGGTAAGATATTCGTGAATGAGTGCTTTTTCTTAGATTGTCATACTTCACTAAAAGCTCGTCGAACTTTATAGAATCGTCTTTGTCAATCTCTGGAAATAATAAAAGTTGCATAATGCTACCTTGGGTTAATTTTTACTAAGGTATTTTGCACTTTGTCAAAATAAGTTTCAATAAATATCAACTTAAGTCACTCATTTTCTATGATTATTTTCCAATATTCTGAACTAGGTTTTCGATATGGTTCCAAGTCCAAATTGGTTATAGCTTCTATCTTCGAATAGTCGATAATACCTTTTCTTACTACCTTTGACAGTTTTATACCTCCTCCCATCGAAGAATGTGACCCACTCAATGAAATTAACTCTTGTTTTAGGGTTTCCTCCAGCTGTTCGGCGCGCTTTCTGTCCAGGTATGCGTTCCGATAACTCTCGGCTAAGTTGTTCCATTCGGGCTCTGACCTCTGGTGATAATCCTTCGTAGTCATCATAGGTGGGGTGTACTTTAATAAGCATTCGTAAAACTCTGTCAGTTTTGGTAACATTTGGTTTATAAATTCATCGTCTCTTGCAACAGGAATCATTACTCCTTTTTTCCCATTAAATGCTAAATACCATGCCAGTTGTACGTTAGAAACGTACATCTGATGTTGCATTTGACAAATATAAATTGGGTTTATTTCACCTCTTTGAGCTTGTTCAAAAGATTTTGGGCCGCATTTTATTTCTAGTATCTCTCTTGCATCTGATGATATTCCATCTAATGAAGCCATCATGAAATCTTTGAACACAACTTTTGGTTGAAATTCTTTCATAAAATAATCTTCACACCATTTTCTAGCTAAAGGCTCAATCCTTGTTCCTTCACGCATACGTTCTGTTTCTTCATCGGGTGGGTCTAAGTCCATCTTTTGACGAAATAGCTTATACGGAGTTTTCCAAGGGCTAAGACCTAAAATTACCGCTGAATCTGTTGCCGTTACATGTTGCTTTCTAATTTCAAGCCAATCGCTTGAACCCTGTTTAAGTTCATTCATATTTAAATCTTTTCAAAATAAACACTTTCAGAATAAAATCCATTGGATGAACCATACCAACGTATGGTTACAGATCCTTTAATTGTTGATAACTCGTAGAATGTCCATGTAAATGAATCATTATATGAATCATATTGTTTTTTTGGATTATCTTCACAATTTGTTCTTTCTTCAGCTATAAGTATAGGGCTACCAATTAACCAATCCAATTCACCGCAAATATCCTCTATTTCAACACTTTCACAACAATCTTGATGATGATACATTTTGTATACATCACCATCATTAGTATGAAAGAAAATTTCATCGTCGAATCTTTCAATTTTTGTTAAAACTTTTCCTTTTAATAAATCTATGTCCATAATCTATCCTTGCGATTCTTGTTTAATTCCATTTCTTTCATTCCATCTTTCAACACATTTTTTATATATAGTTTCTTCATCATCATCAACATTCCAAGCCCAGGGCCCCCTTGTTCCGCAAACTTTGCACCAACAATAAGTATATAAGGAATCCTTCAACAATCCATCGTCTTTTGGACATTCAATTACTCTAATATTATGCCATGCGCAAAATGGGCATGGCAAAGGCTCTATTTCATTCATTTTGTACCTGGTAAGTTAACAATATTACCTATCACATTAATTTCATCTTCATATACTTGTGTGTTCCATTCTTTTGGATGTACGGACCTTAAAGGACTATTTTCTATAAATTTTGGTGTAATCACAGAAAAGATAAACTCCCCATTTTCTGCGTAGTAACCCACTCCGTAAAAATCCTCGGATATCTCTTTGGTTTTTGGTAATTTTACTAATTTCAAATCGTATTTCATATTATTTCACACCTCTTGAGATTATGAACCCAAATGTCATGCTTACGAATGTTCTCATGACCCATTTGTATTCAGGGAAAAGAGGATATATTAAAAACAAAAACATTCCAAATAAAGCTATTATAGTAGGCCAATTTCTAAGCATCATATTATTTCCTTAAGTACTAATTTCCTTGGTTCCTCAATAGGGGACTTAATGTAAAATGAGCAATCATAAATAAATCCATCTATTCCGCACCCTTCGCATTCAAAATTAATCTGCCCATTTTCTTCAAATTGAGATGTTATGTAAAATATATCTCCGCAAGCGCATTTAATTTTCATAGTCTATCCTTGCGATTCTTGTTTTTTCATCTTCAATTCTCTATATGCGGAAGCCTTATTGATAACCTTGGTTAATTCTGCATTAGGGATGCCATCGATATTCTTAATCTTGTAATGCTCTAGGATTATATTTTCGTAATCCATTCCGCACTCTTCCAAAATATCACCAAGCAATATGATTAAATCTTCTCTATTTTGTGATGAATCTGTGTCAGGTTTATTTTGTTTCGGTGCTGTGTCAACTTTGATGTTAGGTTGAATAATCTCACATTTAGTTACAGGCAATTTATACTCATCAACCTTTTCAATCTCTTTTAATTCATCTTCAACATAACCGGCTCCCATACTTAAATCAGGAAAGAGCTGACGGAATAACATAGACATGCATCGATTATAAAGCATAATCGCAGGGTATTTCTTCCAAGTAGGACCATTCCAAAGACCTGCCGCCTCTGCATCTGTTCTACTAAAAGAACAAGTCCAAGTGTCTCCGCTATCTGCGCGTTTACCATGCAATATCACACATTCATTATTAGATTTAGGGTCCTTTGTAATGGAATGACCACGTTTTCTTACCAATGCTGCCATCATTTCTGTAGACATGCCCACCTTTCCATTAATGCAATGGAAACCTCCATTAAGTGCTTCAAATGGATGAATTCCTAATGCCTTTGATCTTGATATAATGGCATGTATTCCAGCTTCTCCAATACTTGCATAATGTTTAGTAGATAGTAGTTTCTTGCATGTATCTTGAATTTTATCTAGTTCTGCTAATTGTTTTGCGAAGTCATCTTGTATTACTAATTCGTTAGCCATTTTTCACCTCTTCATTTAATTTAATTATGTCTATATATAATTTCTTTCTTTCATCATTTGAAAGTATCCATTTCATATTTTCACTATCTGAAATCCTAATAGTATCTTGCAAAACACTCATCAATAATAATTTATGTTGATCATTCAATTTCATGATTAAACCATTTCCTCTATATTTTTAACCTTAATGTATTCCTCTGTGAACCAATCCAAATGATCCCATATCGCGAACTTGTCTAAGTCATCCAAATCAAAATATTCAACGAATTCCCCTGAATACATGCAACATTCACTTTCTGCACTTAATATCATTTTGGCAAACTTCTCTTGAATATCTTCATCTTTTGAAATAAATGACAATTTATTCAATGCTTTCTCTTTTTGCTTCATCATTTCTTTCTGAAAGAAATTGAATTTAGCTTCTTTATCTTCTGTGTATTTATCCATGATTAGCCTACATATTGTTGTATTTGAATAAGATCATCGCTAAAACGTAGCATCTCCCAAGACATAATTTCGAATTGGGATTGTATATCAATGCAAAACTCTCTTTCTTGTCTAGATGCTTCGTCTAGTCTATCGCTTAATTTCTTTGCTGTGTCTATTAATTCCTGTAAGTCTGTTTTCATTATTTTATCTCCAGTAATTTTTCGTAGCATCCTTCACACACACACACTAATTCTTTAAATGGGTGTTCTTCAACACCCTGAAAATCTGCATCGTAATAATCATCACAATTTTCACATCTGTATACGCTCATTATATCACCATTGATTTTATGTGTGATTCAGTCCACCCTTTAATATAAGCTTTGTACATTTTTACTCTTAACTTACACCCTTTATCATCTCCCAATTGACAATTAGGAACAGTTTTCATGAATTCAGGGTTTAAAGCTGGAGCATTCATATATTTTGGGAAAGATTCTAGTCCCATTTGATAAGATTGATTGATTAATGTTTTCATACTTTTCTCACTCTGTAATTTTTAAGTCTTTTGTTAATCAAGCACCGCTACGACTTGCTAAACGAAGTTAGGTAAGGAGACTTGCGCTTTGATGTAAACAAATGTAGCATAACAAAACATTTCATGCAACATATTTGTTCATCAAAATTACATTTGCCTAAAAACCTAACATAAGTTATTGTGGTTGCGTTAATATGGAGGATTCAATGACAAAACTTAAAGAATATTTATTTTATAAAAGAATAAGCATCACTTCATTTGCTCAAGAAGTAGGAGTAAATAGGGGATATATGAACCTAGTTGTATTAGGTAAATGCACACCTTCTAGGTTATTGGCGGAAGAAATTGAAAGAAAAACAAATGGTGAAGTAAAAGCAATAGATTTATTGGAGAAAAAAAATGAGTAAAACTGAAAAATATTTAAACTTATATTGCATGTTCCTTGCATTAACGTTGGGAACATTCATGATAAATCAGTATCTTTTTATCAGAAATATGCAAGAGGAAATTAAGGAATGTTTCAACGATATGGATATGCAAATGAATCGGAAATTTAAAGCAATGGACAAAGTAAATACCGAAAGATTCACTCAGTTAGTGGATTACAACTCGGAATTATGCCATGTTTTGATTACTGGAATATATGATAAACACCCAGAAAATGAATAGGTTAAGTTCTTGTTAAGAAATTATTTAGAATTACCTGGAAAAATTATCAATCCGGGCGTAATGTGGATTCTTTATTTTAGGACTTACATAAGAATAAGTCGGTTACAGAAATTAACCGACTGAAAAAGAAAAACCGCTGAGTGGTTCAGCGGTTTTCGACAACAATTCAATCCTTTTCAACAGGAATACAACCCTCAACAAGAAATATGTCGCTATGCTACTAACAACAACGCTTATAAAGGCAAACAACAAACAAGGAATATAACCATGCTATATTGCTATGTCACTATGTTACCAACCTTTACAGTTTTAATCAAACTGTTTCTTTACGCACTGAAGATAAGAGAGGTGCAATCATGACAATACAAAGATGTCCTCATGATAGGCAAAATCCTTATGCTCAAATTAACAGAAAAATATTTACCGATCCTGATTTATCTTGGGAAGCAAAAGGGCTTCTTGCTTACTTCATAAGCTTACCTGATGATTGGAAAATAAAAGTTCCTCATTTAGTCACTCTGTATGATAAAAGAGGAGGTGGCGAAAAGGCTATTTATAGGATTATAAATGAGCTAATTGAAGCAGGATATTGCACTCGAATTCGAATTAGCCATGAAAATGGTCATTTTGGAGAAACCATATATAACATTAGTGAATTCAAAAAAAGTTTACCACACAGCCGAGAAGGAGACGCCGAGAACGCACGTGCCGAGAAGGGCGACTATAATAAAGAAGAAGTGTTACAAAGAAATAAGAACAACAAACAAGACCCTGTTGTTGTTCCTTCATTCATTCAAGAAATTGAAGACCTCACAGATGAAGAAAAGAACTCTCTTTCCAAACATCCACCTGACCGAGTTAAGTTAGCTCTAGAATTTAACAAGAAAGTCAAACCCACTCATTCCAAGATTCAGCAACTTATTTGGCATTGCAAGTCTTATATTCCTCCTAAGCCTTCAAAAAAGAGTGAGCAGGACAATTTATATGAATATTGCGTAGACTTCTTTAAATCAAACATATCGAAAACCTGTGAGGTTAAAATTCATAAAGAAGGTATATTCTTTATTCCTACTCAAGGTGCAAATACAAATCCTATAGAAATTAAGTTTAATCAAGAAAACTGTGCAGAATCGATTAAAAATCTTTGCAACCACTACAACTTCACGAAGAAAAAGATGTGAGATTCTAGGGGTGTTTCTATGCGTTTAAAGCTATATTTAAAAACAACAAGGATATCATATGAAAAATCAGTCTAATGATTTATCCGATTTAATAGATTTAATGGATAAAGCTTGTAGATCTTTAATTGACGAGGACGACAAAGCTAAATGTTCCTATTTTCTAGGTAGATGCTCTCAAATTATAAAAAATATTTATGATGAATTTGAAAAAAAGGAAAAATCGATTTAATGGAAAACAATGAAAATTATGGAAAAATGATCTTTTTGTCGGAAGACGCAAAAGAAAAAGTTAGACAAATGGATGATCAGGAACTTGATATTTTATCTTCGTTGTTGGCTCATTCGATTAGAAATACACAAATCAAAATACAAGAGGAATTTAATGAACGACGTGACCAATAAAATGATCTTTGACGGATACCGATCTTTGTCCGATAAACTAGATTGTCATCGGGAACTGATCCACTTGTCTCAAGCAAAGTTTCGTGAGCTTGAAGATGAGCTTAGGAAAATAAATAGTAGAGTCGATTCTTGTCATGAGAGAATTACGGAATCAACGTTGAATAATTGTGATGAAGAAGTTGAAGATGACATTTGCGATGATTGTCAAGGTAATGATATGTCAGCAGAACAAATCGTTGGACAACTTTTTGATTTACTTGATCATAACCATCTGGATTACAATGATGTACTAACAAATATAATTGGAGCGCTTTTTGCTTTATGCGCTTCAAAAGAAATGAATAAACAGGAATTTAAATTGGTTTTAATGAACCTTCTCAAACATTATTCAATATATTTGAAACAGGTTAAGAAAGATCTGGAAGGTTAAATATGACTATTGAAGTTATAAAATATCACAAGATCAATGGATCAACTTTCATGATGGGTAAATTCTCTTTGAAAATACCTAAGTGGGGTAACTTCATCATTCATGATATGAGCTATTTTCAAAAGGGACATCAACGTTGGGTATCTTTTCCTTCTAAGCAATTTGAAAAGGATGGAGAGAAGAAATATATGCCATATAATAAATTTGAAGATGATAAGACATTGAAGGCATTTCAAGAGCAAGTATTGAAGGCATTAGATGAATATTTCAAGTTAAATGGAAATTAAAAAATGGACTTTAAAACTGTGCTAAAGCCCATATGGATCAACAGAACCTTAACTTAACCTGAAACAAATATGCGTTTTCACATTATGAAAATATGGGATTAATTGCAATGAGGATAAAATCATATTTGATGGATTTTCGATATTATTTTTTTGAATGTAAACTTAGATTTCTCATGTATTGGATACATAGAAAAAAAATAATCCTAAAGAATAAATATTTAATTCAATGGGATGATTTAACATATATTCATCGAGCCGGTTGGTGGGATGAAATTGATCTTGAGAATTTATTGCAAGAACTTGAAAAACTAAAGAAATAAATGAAAAAAACAACAACCTTTGATATTCAGGTAAAAACTGTTAGTGAGGCTAATTGCTCTGAGCATTGGATTAAGAAATCTAATCGTCATAAAGTGCAAAAATGGCATGTGAAAAGTGTATTTCGTAATAATAATTTCAAGTTTAACTTACCCGTTGAAGTTACTTTGATTCGTATTTCACCTAGATTCTTAGACAAGGATGAAAACCTACCAATGAGCATGAAATACATCAAAGATTATATTGCCGATCAATTGATTCCTGGTAAAGCACCAGGAAGAGCCGATGATAGTAAAGAAATTACTTGGAAATATGACCAGAAAAAAGGTATGGTAAAACAAAACTATGTACAAGTAATCATTGAGGAAAAATGACGTTTCTTATCTACTTGTGGAATAAGTTTGTTGATTTCGTTGAGAGATACACAGGCCCCAGAGAACCTTTTATTTAGGAATTTTATGTATTTAATCTTTTGTTTTCTTGCTTTAGTATCTTGTCAATCTATTGCTAAGCATAAGGATGATTTCAAGCCTATTGCTCATGATATGATTGATGAAGTGATTGATGATTCTATTCAAGATCCTGATAAAGATAGAGAAGAGAAGAGGGGATAATGAAAATTGTCATCATCTTATTATTACCTTTCATTCTATGCGCATGTACTTATTCTATCAATATGGTTCATACTCAAGGTTTGGCTAGTGATGTTATAGATGAAACGCAATCAGCTGACCCAGATATTAAGGCTGATGTTTCAGTACCTGCTATATGATTTGCGAATGCGGAAAACGGGTTCATCCTACAGAAATATATACAACTTTCTATTATTGTTCTCATTGCAATATGACATATTCTTACAAAAGGAAATAATAGGTTCATATGGCTTTAACAATGTCACAGTTGGCTAAATCCTATAATGTTACCAGGCAAGCTATTTATCTTAAAATAAAGCAGGGTCGCCTTAAGGCTGAAAAAAGATATGGCCGTTGGTTTATAGAGGAAAAGGATTATCTTAACTTCATTAAAACGAAATATACACGGATTCATGATGAAGATTTCTTATACTCTGAGCAGCAGGGTTTTTTCTCTGTTAAAAAGACTTCTCAAATTCTAGATTGTCCTGAGCAGTGTTTATATTACAGAATTAGAAGCGGATTCATTAAATCCTTTAGGCATAAATCATCTTTGTTTATGCATATTAGCGATATCATGAAGTTTAAGGATTATCTTCTGGCTAAGAATTATCACCAAAGACCTGCGGTTTTAAATAAAATAATGGTAACTTAATCATGGTTTCTGAATTATGTGTTGCGATCAAGGATGATGAAAAGACGCTTCGAAAGAAGTTTTTGATTTATGAAGATTATCAAGTAAATGAGCTAGACCCAATGATTACGAAATGTATCAATGAAACGCTTGAGAATTTCGATGGGGAACCGGCTTCAGTTAAAATAACTATTACAATGGAAATGCAATAATGAAATTTCCTAGCGATAAAGAAGTTATTGAAATGTATGAATCAGGAATGTTTGCTAACGAAATAGCTAAAAAATACAATTCATATTGCGACAAAGTAACCAGAATATTGCGAAAAAATGGAATTAAACTATTTCACGAAAGAGAGAAAAAGGATTTACCAATATCCCTGAAGGTGAAATATGGCTTCGAGTAAAGGACATGCACCATATTTAGGTTGCGAGAAGGGCGCTCCGTATGGATTTTTAGGTAAGCCTGAAAGCTCCTGGACAGAAGAAGAAGCTATCCAATTAGGAATAGATCTTGTTCAATGGCATTTCTTGAGTAGAAAGAATATCTGGAGAAATGTATTTTTCACTGAAATTGCTCAAATAGATCTTCGATTAGTTGCAGATTTAGAAAAAAGATATTCCGGATTTAAGAAGTTTACGGATAGGTCTAGACAGATTCAGGAATCTAGATTAGTAGATTTGCCTTTGGATAAATCACCTAAAGGAATTGATGGCTATCATTCTAGGTGGATTCTTGCTCGACACCATAAAGGAGAATGGGAAGATAAGCCATTAATCATAAATGAAGAGCAAGAGACAAAGATCACTCAGTCTATGGATGCGGTATCATTCTTGCAATCTAAAGCTGCGGAGGTTGCCTCTGATTTAAATAATGCTGATAGCAATATCAATAGTGCTGAGAAATCATAATGAGATATGGGTGAAACTAATGCATATGCTGGCATCTTCTCAATGTTAAGATTCATTTCGTCCAGCATTTCAATTAGATCTTGTTTCGTTGGCTTCTTAACTTCTTCTGTCATTTTATCTCCATGAATAATAAAGAGCCATTCTCACCGAAACAGCTAGATTTTATCAAGAATTCTACAAAGAAATGGAATTTAGCTCATGGATCAGTCCGAACGGGAAAAACAGTATGTACAGTATTTGCTTTTATGCACGCTGTATATAACTGTCCTGATTCTCAAATTTACATTGTTGGTCATACTTTTGACACGGCTTACCGCAACGTCGTAAGGATGTTGATGGAAAGTCCGGAGATGGAGATCTTCCGCCCGTTTTGTACATGGTCAGGAAAGAAACTATACTTCAGAGATAAAGTTATTACTATATTAGGTGCCAAGGATACCGGGTCTATCGGTAATTTTCAGGGCCTGACAATTTCTTTAGTTTATTGCGATGAGATGACATTGTATCCGGAAAGCATTATAGATATGATTGACTCTCGTTTATCCCTTCCTCATAGTAGGGGATTTGCTGCAATGAACCCTAGCCATCCTAAACATAAAGTTAAGCAATGGATTGATAAATCCGAACAGGGAGATCCAAATTATTATTCATTACACTTTACGCTCGCCGATACTCCTTATGTTACAGAAGATTATAAAAACCGTATTCGTGATAGTTCCACTGGTATTTTTCATAAGCGTAATTACCTTGGTTTATGGTGTCTTGCTGAAGGGGCTATTTTTGATTTCTTCGAGCCTAAAATCTATGTTAAACAAAAGCCCCCTGCTGCTGCTGAGTATTGGGTTGCCGGTATTGATTACGGGGCATCTAATCCTTTTGCCTGTCTCCTTATTGGCGTATCTACTGGAAAGTATACTCAATCGGGTAAAGTGATGTGGGTTGAGAAAGAATATTATTGGGATCATAAGAAGCGTGAGAAGCAAAAGACAAACAGTGAATTGGCTGATGATGTACAGAATTTCTTGCAGGATTACGATGTTAAACAAATCTACATTGACCCAAGTGCCGCCTCTTTTAAGACAGAGTTGAGACGTCGTGGCATGCATACCGTAGATGCTAATAACGATGTCGAGGATGGTATTAATATCATGACCTCAGAAATGAAACGTGGTGTCTTATTTGTTTGTGCTGAATGCAAGAATCTAATCAAAGAGATAGAATCCTACGTATGGGATAATAAGGCATCTGAAAGAGGATATGATGAGCCGGTTAAACGAGATGACCACGCTATTGATGCTTTGAGATATGTTATAGCAACACATAAAGTTGCAACCTATGAGCCATACAAACACAATCCCGTCGAATATCAAAACAATAGATTTAAATCTGTTTTTGGTCGTTAAACGTTAATAAATCATATCACTAGACATAACCTAAAGTTTTGTCTATATTGTATTTATTCAATTTAGAGAGGTAATCTTGAGCTTCTACGCCCCACCTTGGAATAATAATCTAGAGCCTAATCAAGGTAATGTTAGACAGTGGCTTGATAACTTATACAGCAAGTTTCAGCCTATTGAACAATCTCGTTGGAATCAATCTAACATTGATACTCTATTCTACGCTGGTTCTCAAGAGTTCATTAACCGTAACTTCAGTTTCACGGGAAATAACACCGCAAGCAATTATCAGTTTAATTTGATAGCCCAGCCAATTAACATGATAACCGGATTTGAGAGACAAAAAAGAAAGAACTTTTCATATGTACCCTGCGAAGGTTCTGACCCTCAAACTACAGATCAATATACAAAGTTAATTACTCATTGCGCTAATATGGGCGATATTCATGAAATTAAGTCTAAAGCAAAAGAGCTTGCAGCTATTTCAGGAATGGTATTACTTCAACCATATTTAGACTACTCAGGAGATGATCAGGCACAGGGTGATCTTAAGGTTAAGGTGTGGGAATACAACTCGTTTCTAATGGACCCATATTGGAGAACTGACATTAACAATGCTCAGTACATATGGTGTCAGGAATATATTAGCAAGAAAGAGGCTGAGGATAGATTCCCCGATAAGTTAGAATCTATTGGCCCTATGTCAGGTACACCACAAAGATATGGTAATTTCTATTTCCTTCCAGAGAATTACAATATGAGCCGTAATGACCTCATGGTGTTGTCTTACGTATGGTACAAATGGAAGAAAAAGAAGCAGCGTCTTTACAGTAAATCTAGGAATCAATTCTTCGACTTTGGTAAAGAGGCTAATATAGAAGAGATTATTTATAATATTCCTGATATGGAAATTGTAACTGTAGAGGTTCCATGCTGGAAATTAGCCACAGTTCTTAACGATCAATTGATGTTCCAAGGAGATAATCCACTTGGATTTGATGGATGTCCATTTATCCCTTACTTCTGGAACTACGACCCTCATATTCCTCAGTTTGATTTACGCGTGAGGTCTCTAGTACGCCCAATGAGATCTGCTCAATTCTTATTTAACCATAAGATAATCAACAATGCAGATATCACAGAAGCGACTATCAATGCAGGTTGGAAGAGAAAGGTTGGAGCTGTAGCCAATGAAGATAATCTTAAGAAGTCTGGCCAAGGATATGATGTTATAATCAATGAAGGTTATGAGCTTACAGACTGCGAAAAGATTATTCCAAGTGGTGTTCCTGAATCTGATTTAGCGTTAGCTGATCAATTCATGAACCTAATCTATTCTACTTCTGGGATAAACTTAGAAAACTGGTCTGCTCAACAAGAGAAAGGGGTTTCAAGTTTAACTGTTCTATTGAAGCAAGCCGCTAATCTAATGGTGTTCCAGAAGTATTTTGATCAGTGGGACTATTCTGATAAAATGCTAGGTTCAATATTACTTCAGATAGTCCTTAACAATTGGAACGCTGAGAAAGTTAAACTAATGATTGGGGAAGAGCCTTCACCATTCTTCTATAGCAAGATATTCTCTAAGTTTCAGGTATTGGTTGAAGAGTCTGATTTAACGCCTACTCAACAGAACTTGCAAGCTCAGCAAATGATGGATATTAACGCAACATTCGGTAGAGAAGTATTCCCTCCTTCAATGATAATTCCTAAACTGAATATTACCGGTAAAGGCGAGATCATACCATACCTTGAAGAGCAAGAACATAAAGCGGCAGCAGTTGAATCAGAAGCGCAGAACATCCAGCATACTGTCGAAGAGATGAAAATCAAACAACTTATGGCTCAGATACATAACCAATTGTCTCAAGCTCGTGAACGCGATTCTAGATCTGAATCTAACGTCGGTCTATTCGAAGAGCGTATGTCAATGATCAGTAAAAACCATAGCCTAGCAACTAAAGAGAAAGTTGAGGCATTAGGTAAATTGCTTGAGACTATACAGAAATTCGGTGAATTAGAGACATTTCTACAGGCTAATAATCTTGATGCTGTTAAATACGACGAAGAAGAGCAAGAAAAGATAACCCGTCAACAAGTAGAAAGAAACGAAGCATCTAAGAGATTTATAGAGCAATTGATGGGAAGTCAACCAAGCAATCAGAATCAACAACAGAATCAGCAACAAAACTCTTCTCAGAATATGATGGCGATGTTATAAGGTTATAATTAAACGAGGCTAATAATGCCTCTAAAAAAATGGGGTGTATTA